ATCTGTTCTGGCATATAAAGCCCCTACGTGTACGCGAATGAGATTTGGCCACGAGCGCCAGCGCCACCCGCAAGATTTCCAACGTCAACACCGCCACCCTCATTGGAGTAGTCAGTCTGGTCGCGGTTAACGCCGGGTTTGAACTGGAGTTTAATAAAGGGCATTAGAACCTTTCGGCCTCAAGGCTGACAGCCCAAGTATCTAAGACAGTGCTAGAGCCAACCGCACGCACTTGCATGGATAGGTTCACAATCTGAATAGTGCCCGGCCCCGCCGTCGTGCGCGTCCATTCAGGGCTTCCAGAAGTTGCAACCCAAGAACCTGTTGTGCCGGAGGATACGCTGCCAGTAACAATAGTGGCAAATACCTCATAGTTATTACCGCCAGATGCGGGAGTAACCCACTGCGCTAGGACCGAAGATACAGCTTGAACGCGTGCATAATCGAAACTGTCAGCATCAACGCGGTAGCCAGCAGTTGCTGCTACCGACTGTCGGCTTTCTACGGTTACATCCACAAAATTGACAGACGCAGCACTTGTGCCATAAAAAGCGGAAATGCTAATAGCGCCGTTTGAGGGGACCGCCCCGTTCGTGCCTGTCGTTCCGGGCGGCACTAGTCCACCACCCGCATAATATTCATCCATCCGTATGGGGTTAATGCCGCCAAACTCAGTCTGGATTGTAGAGAGCGCAAGCGCGCCGCTAGATGGAATAGGCATTGTTAAACACCCTCAAGAGCGGCAAGGCGCGCACGTAGAGACACCACTTCTCGCGCCAGTTCAACGCATGCCACGAGGGCAGCATTGCCGTAGGCCACGCTCAACAAACCATCTGGGCTGGTTAATACCGCCTCAGGCAATACATTTTGCAGGGACTGCGCGCTAACACCAACTTGCGTTAGGTCTGCGTCCGTGCGTTCGTAGACGCCGCTTTTCACATCGGCTAGATACGTTACGAAGTCCGCGCCAACGCCGCGCCAGTTGGTCTTTAGGCGCTCATCAGAAAACGCTGTCACATTCCCAGACGCTACAACGCTGGTTGGCGTAATAGCGCCAAGCGTAAGCGTGATGGCGGGTGTCGTCGTACTATTTGCTACCGAACCTGATACGCCATTTGCAGTCGTTACCGAAACGCTGGTAACCGTGCCTGCGTTCGATGTATATCCGCTAGGGTTACTTGAAGCGTAAGCGCCCAAGTTCGAACGCGCAGTAGCCGCATCACCTGCACCTGTACCGCCGTTGGCAACCGGCAGTGTGCCTGATACCTGCGTGCTCAAGCTCACACCGGACAGCGCGCCACCAAGGCTCAGCGACCCTGAAGAGGTCACTGTGCCGGAGAGCGTTATGCCGTTGATCGAACCGGTACCCGCAACCGAAGTCACGGTACCAGTGTTGGCTGTGTAACCGCTTGGGTTAGTGGCTGGGTATGCACCCAACGATGTTAGCGCAGCAGAAGCAGAAATTGCGCCTGTACCGCCGTTGGCAACCGGCAGCGTACCGGTTACCTGCGTGCTCAAGCTCACGCCAGACAGCGCACCGCCAAGGGTCAGCGACCCCGAGGTGGTCACCGTGCCGGAGAGCGTTATGCCGTTGATCGAGCCGGTACCGGCCACACTCGTGACCGTGCCACTGCTTCCGGATATGCCAAGGTTGGCGCGCGCCGTGGCCGCGTCACTTGCGCCGGTACCGCCCTGCGCAACGCTCAACGGAGTGGAAAGGCTGGTGATGGAAGTGATGTCGGAGTTAGCGCCAGATCCGGCTGCACCGAGGTTAAGGCGTGCGCCGGAGGCACTGGTCGCGCCAGTGCCCCCAGACGCGATTGCTAAGGATCCCCCTAGAGTGAGCGTGCCTGCGCCTGTAATTGGCGAGCCGGTAAACGACAAGCCAGTAGTACCCCCCGAGGCCGCTACAGATGTCACTGTACCACCACCAGCGGTAGATGCAATAGTTATAGAGCCATTACCGTTAGTTATAGTTATTCCAGAGCCTGCGGTGAGCACTGACTTGATCAGGCTGCCACCAACACTGTTGCCAATAAGCAACTGTCCGTNGGTAAACGACGTTTGCCCTGTGCCGCCGTTGGCCGTCGGCAAGGCCGTCCCAGAGTACGACAAAGTAAGCGTGCCGCTGGTTGTTACTGGCGAGCCTGTGACGGAGAATATCGAGGGCGCAGCCAGCGCGACGTTGGTAACAGAACCGGATCCGGTGCCGACGCCGACGCCGTTGATGAATATCCCTGTCGCGTTAACGGTGCCTACGCCTTGCGCGCCGCCCGTCGGAGACCCAACAGTGAGGCCCGAAGGTGGGCTAAGCGCAGTGATATCGCTGTTCGTGCCGGATGCTGCGGCCCCGAGGGCCGTGCGCGCGGCGGCATCTGTGGTAGCGGCCGTGCCCCCTTGCGCGATGCTCAGAGGCGTAGACAGCCCTGTGAGCGAGGTAATGTCGCTGTTGGTGCCAGAGGCTGCGGCCGCCAGTGCGCCGCGCCCTGCGGCCGTTGTGGCGGCGGTAAAGACCGTAGAGCCGATACCGGTTGCGCCGAGGTTGGTGCGTGCCGAGGCTGCGTTACTCGCGCCGGTGCCCCCTTGCGTAAGCGGCAAGATGCCGGCGAAGGGCGATGACGTGGTGGCCGCGACGATGTTTGCGCCGTCGCAGTACAGAATAGCCGTTGCGCCTTGGTTAACCAAAGTGACGGCTCACTACCGCCCGCGCGTAGGCCAAGCGTGAACGCACCGGAGGTGGCGTTATTGACCCAGTACTGCTGCACAGTAGCAGGCACAACGACGACCGAGTTCGACGTCAAGGTGCCTGTGAACTTGTACGCGATACGGTTCAGTTCGGATCCGGCCAGCGTGTACACGCCGCCAGTGACGGCCACAGACGTATAATCGAAGGCGAACACAGCCTGCTGCCCAAGGCCGATTGTGTACCACTGCACGCCGTCGCTGACGAGTACGGCGCTGTCATTTGGTTGGAGAAGGAGCGTCGCGCCCGCATTGATCAGTTCAGATCCCGACGGGTCGATCGTGAGGTCACCCTGCCCGCCGTTGCGCACCTGCACGAACCAGCCGTCGCCGGCGGCAACGGCAGTCGGCAAGTTCAACGTGCCAAGGCCGCCAGACCAGATAAACACCTTCGCGCGATCAGGGGCCGTAAGGCTGTAAGGCGTGGCGGAGAAGTCGGTGACGTCGTAATTCTGCGAAAGGGTAGAACCGTTGGCAAGCAGACCTGCACCAGCCAAAGCCGCAGCCTGCGCCTGTGCAACAGCCGCGCCATAGCGGAACGTACGCCATTGGCCGCCGACCGTTGTGTTCAAGATCAGATAGGCCTGCCACTGCTCGCCGGCTGCGATGCTTAAAATAGCATTACCGGCGGCGTTGTTGATCGTGATTGTGCTTGGCCCGAGGTTGTTGAACAGGACTGTCTGGCCGACGCTGACGGCCGTTGCGTCGGGCATGGTGACCGTAAACGCCCCAGTCGGTGTGATGTCGATAATGCGCGCGACGACATTGCTGCCCTCGGCGGCACCGACTGGCCACTCAAGCGAAAGGTTCTGGGTGAGCGCCAGTGAAAGATAGGACACATCGGCGGGATATATCGTGGTACCACCGAAGACTTGAGTAAAACTACCAGACATCTTTAAGCCTCCTTACGCGCAGCGTTGCGGTCGAGTATCTTGGCGATGTCTTCGCCATTCAACATCGCCGCCGCGCGGTCGTACATATTTTGCCACACGGGTATGCGTTCGTCGTTTTTCAGGAAAGGTGTAGCCTCGAGCAGAGTTGCGTACAGCAAGATCTCAGGGGCGTTTTCCGTCAGCCAGTTCGTCTCCGCACTTTCGTCAAGGAGCGGCGGCAACTGGTAATATAAAATCTCGATTGGGTAGTCTGCGTCCGGCGTGGGCGCGACAAGCCAATGGTCGTAATCATAGTCGCTGTAGAAGATCGGCTGGTCAGTTTCGGCGGCGTTGGGCCAGTAGCTGCGCAGATAATCATAGCTGCGCGTGAACAGCGGCTTGCGCGTGTTGCCGCCTGAACCGGTGCCGATAAACATCGACACCGTATCGCGCCAGCGATCGGGTTTGGAAATAACGGCCGAGCCTGCCTCGAGCGTGGTGGTGACGACGTTGATAAAACCTTGGATCTTCAGCTCACGGGCAATGCGTCGCTCGGCCAGATTGATCAGCCGTGGGATCTGCTCGAAGACGATCGGATCCGAAGCAAGCGTGTCTCCGCGCTCAAGATAGCGCTGCACGTCTTGCTTCAGGCTCGTAAATGTCATTGCAGTCGCCATAACGGATCTCGATACTTAAGGGATGGGATTTACGGGATCGTTAAAATCGCGCGGCTTTGGCGTGTTCGGGCAGTCGTTCTCGCATACGCATGCGTACGTGCTGTTGTGCTTTTCGATCTCCGCAACCGTCAGCGCGCTGTCGGCCGTGGCTGAGTACGTGATAGGCTTTGTTACGGCGCAGTAGCCATTACTCGGCACGGTCCCTGTCCCATCGGTTACGCAAGCGCTCGTCGCGCTCGCGATCAGGGATGTTAATAGCAGCTTCGCCCAAAGCGATTTGTCGGTTAATTTCATCGTTCATCTCCTTAATGGTTTCGTGACGGCCCTGCTGCTTCCAACGGTGCTCCGCCCAAGCCGCAAGCAACTTGTCGATGACACCCAGCAGAGCCGCCCAGAACCTCATTATTCCACTGTCTTTGGCTTGCTCACGACGGACCAGACTGCCACGACGATGGTCGCAAAGGCACCCGCCAGAGCTTCAGCGGTCGCGCCGTCTACCCAGCCCTTGCCGGCCATGTACCCGAAGACCGCTGCAAGCAGCGTGCGCAGGATACCAAATAGTTGACTGTTCTGCATAATATTTCCCCTTACTTTTCGTTGACGGAGCCTTTTCCGCCGGTCAAGTACACGGGCAGGCCATTAACCGGCACGCCCTTTGGCCAGCGCGAGGAAACAAGGCGCACCTTGTTGATCTTCATCACGCTGACAGCATTGCCTTGGTTGCCCCCAAGAACGTAATAATAAGCTGCATCCTCGCCGACATAAAAGCCGACGTGACCGCCACCTGCGCGGTCGAAAACAAGGATGGCACCTTGCGCAAGCCGGCCGGCCTGAAGCAAAGAACCGTAATCCGCCCACGCTTTGGCGCGCATATAGTATTTGGGGTAAGGCAGGCCGGCTGCGTCCATGCAGTACGCCACGAACACACCGCACCACGGCGTCTCGTCATCGCGCCACCAAGCGCGCAGCTTTACCAGCCAACCGGTAATGATGCTGTTATGCTTCGGCCCGCGTATCTCGGCGACCCCTTTAAAGGTCTCGGCAAGCTCCAGCCACTTCGGCGATTTCTTACTCATTGTGCTTTCCCCCAGAAAGTTGCTACCCTATAGCACAGTTAGACCCTTAACGAAAAGCGCTACTCCACCGCCAGCCAAAGCAACCAGAGCACGATCGACCCACAGGGCCGTCGAGGTGTTCCTTGGCTGCGCGACTTCGATGGAGGTCACCCGCGTGTCGAGGTCATCCACGGCCTTAATCATGCGCTCTTCGTTTCGACTTATGGCGGCAAAGGCGCGCTCCAACGCCGCAGTTATTTGTCCTTGCTGCTGCTCGACCAGTGCCAGCTTGGTGATAGCCTCCGACAGTTTATTCAGAGCAACTTTCACCTCTCCGACATCGCTGTGCAGCGCGTCCAGTTTTAATGTCCAGACACCCTCGTTCACGGCACGTCCGTCACGCTGGCTTTGGCCTGCTCTAGGATCTTGCGCAGCAAAGGATCGACCACTNTATGTGGAAGCTCCTGCAGCGCGGCGAGGATCAAATTGNCTTCACTGGTTTTCTTGAGGGACGTAATCGCCCAATTGTTGGTGATCGTCATGCTGCTTCTCCTGTTATTTCGACCCACGACAGAGCATCTTCATCCCACGCATACGCTCCGTCTTCTGGACGCGGTATCGGAGCATCCCAAAGGCATGTATCTTCAGACAGAACCCACGAGGGGTATGGCTGGGGCGCAATGAATGCATCACGCCCTGTGTCGTAAGCGTAGCCAATCCCTGCGTAGTTCATGCGGAGTGGCCGTCCCTCTGGATGCTACCCACACAGTTCCGTCCCATGTGTATGTACCGCCGTTTGCAGAATATGTCTGGCCCACCGTGGGGCTGGCGGGAAAATCTAAAGCGGCCATATTATTCTCCCGTGCCTGCTAGCTGCGGCCATGTAATATT